GGAGAGATGATCTTGTTGACGGTATGTTTCGGATACTGGAGAACTGCGGATTTGTGAATGACCATGAAGTTGATATCTGCACCGGTTACATCCGTTTTCTTGTATCCTCCGGCGGTTTCATCGTCTTTGCCGCTCATCAGGTCAATCGAGGTATAGAATCTTGTCTGCGGAACCTTAATAATTTTGAAAAAGCGTTCCATGACTGCTTTTGATTTTGTTGTATCCATGTCCTCAATCAGACCATGCAGGGTCGGTGTGATAAACAGATAGCGATCACTGTCCGGCACCTCCGCTTCATCCATTGCGTTTGTGGCTGCTCTGAGTGCCGAAACCAGAGCAGCGCCATCCTCGATGCTTGCCTCCACGTTGCCGATTCCGGATACTGCTGCATAGGTCGCAAAGCGGAACGCATCCAGCTCTGCCGCTGTCTTGGTGCGGATAAACTCGGATGCTAACTTGCCGAACGCGATTCCTGCGGTTTCTACGTTATCCATGTTGTCCACATTAAAGGAACGGCCGCGGTCATAGTTAAACTTGACTGTTTCATAGTTCAGGGTAACATCACCTTTTGGATATCCCTCGTTTCGGCTGTACTCACCAAGACCCTGCATCTCAATTTTTGGAATGACGATCTCGTTCGCATTTGCTCCTGCCTGTACCAGTGCCGGATCTCCATCCAGATCTGCTGTCAAAGATTCCTTTTTATAAACCTCATCCAGCAGTGCGATGTACTTTTTAAAGAGTGCAATGTTATTTGCCATACTGTTTCATCCTTTCTTTATTTTACAGGCGCAAGTCCCATCACGGCGCGCGCATCATTGTCGTTCATCTGGTGGAAGGACTGACTCTGTGTGGTAAACTGTACCGTTGGTGCAGCACTTCCAAACAAAAATGCGCTGTCCTCATTCTTTTTGAGCGTTTCCAGCTGTTCCTCCAGACCGATGATCTTTCCTTTATCGTATTTGAGCGCATCCCTGTCAAGCAAAGCTTTGACTGCTTTCGGGTTGCGTGCCTGTGCTTTGGTAAGTTCCTTGTCCAGTGCAAAATCAAACTTTAACTGTTCGATCTCCCTTGCGCTGTTCTCTGCCGCCTGATTGTATTTCTGTTCCCATTCGGCGGCTTTCTGTTTAACTCCCTCGATGTCAAGCTCCTTAAAGCCTGCGATCTGCTCGTTTGCCTGAGAAAGTTGTCCTTTGACTCCTTCCAGCTCTGTGTTCAGCTCCTTAAACTCCTGCGCTTCCCTGTAGCTTTCGGAGAACTCGGTTTCGAGTCCCTGCTTTTTCTCTTCCGGCACCTCGATGCCGTGCTTTGCCAGTAATTCAAACAAACTCATGGTGTTTTGCTCCTTTCATATCGTTTTGCGCCTGCGCTGGACTTCGCGGACAGACTGCGGTCAAAGCCGTACTCCTGCGCACGCTCGTTTTGCTCGATCAGCCCCGCCGCTTTGGAGAACTGCCGGTACAGATTCCTTTGCAGTTTAAGCCTTGCCGACAGAGCGTCAAACTCCGCCTGAATGGCTTCCCGGCTTTCCTCCGGGCAGTTTTTGAGCACCTGATTCCATGCAATCAGCTCCCGCTTTGTCTTTCTCATCGCCCGCTCGATCTTTCGCTGCTGCTGGGTGGCAGCGTAGGCGTCATAGGTTTTCCCCTCAAATACAAAAGGAGCGGGGTCGATCTTGTTCAGATCTTCCCTGCTCCATGTATAGGGGGCGTCTTTATCCGGCACGGGATGGACGTCGTGCCGTCAGCCGTAGTCGTTTAGTTCCCCATGTGTCAGTTCCTGCTCGGTGGGGTAGTAGGTGCCGGTGGTGTCAAATCGCTTTCCCTGCCATTTCTGGTGGGTGGGGCGTGCACCGGAATGGGCGGAGATCTCCCAGATGGTAACACCCATCTCCTCGCCGCGCATCCGGGAGGTTTCCCTTGCGGTGTCCTTAATTCCGGACAGCACCGCCCGCCGGACTGCTACATCCATGTGGTTTGTGTGCCCGCTCGCATAGTCCACCACCCGCAGGCCGCCGCCCGCCATCTCCGCCACCGCTTTTCGGATTGCCGACACCACATCCAGCTCACCGGATTGCGCCTGCATCAGCGCAAAGTCAAGGGTGTTCTGATAGTACTGCGCAATCGGCTGGAAGATGAGCCTGTCCCCCACCCGCTTTGCAAATCCCATGCTTTGGGTCAGGTTGTGAAGCTCTTCCCCCGTTCTGCGGCGGGACGCCTTGATAAAGTTGTCGAGCTGTTCGCTCTCGCTGTCCGGCGGTTCCATGCCTGCGGCTTCATAGATGGGGTTGTCATACTTGACCGCCTCGAGCATCGCATCGTCAAACAGCACCATGATCTCCGCTTCACTGCGCCCGGTGATTCTTGCAACCTCAGCCTGTATCTTGTCGATGTTCAGTCCCCAGCTTTGCGCCTGCTGCAACTGGTGGAGAGCGGTCTGGGTTGCTACTTTTCCCACCGAGGTGGTGAGCCTGCGCACAAGGTCGGCTATGATAAAGTCTTCCAGCTTCTGATAGAGGTTCACGATTCTGTCCGGTGCTCTGGCAAGATATTGCGGTGTCAGCATTAAACCATCCCTCCATCATCGACCAACCTGCTCATCTCCCCGAGCATCCCTCTTGCTTCCTCTTCCGACACCTCAAAATACCATGCAAGCAACAGTTCCGGCTTCATGCCGATGCTCACCAGCTGCATCCGGCGGCTGAACTCGGTCGCGGTATCCTCAAAGACGCTGTCCCCAAACGATACCGTCAGTTCGTAACTGCCCGATGGTGCCAGCTGATAGAGCGTTGCCATCACGTCCATCGCTTCGACCAGCTGTTCGAGTGCTGCCTTGCTCTGCCGCTGGATGTCGCTGACGGTGTAATAGGTGTTCCTGTCCTCGCTGATGACCTGTGTGGCAGTCACTGCTCCGGTCTGCACATCCAGCGAGTATGTTCCGGAGGAAACGCCAGTCTGAGCTTCGTAGATACGCAGAAGCTGGTTCATGCCATCCTGATATGCCTGCTGTCTGATCTCCGGCGTGTAATCCTCAAACATTTTGTCAGGATTGTTGCCAAAGTCTAGCGCTTTGTAATAGTCGCTTGCATCGCTGTCCACCGGGAGAATGCAGGAACCGTCGTCTCGCCTGTTGAGCGCCTCTTCTGCAACTATCATCTTACGGCGTCCAGAATGGAACTCGAAACAGTAATCGGAATACATAAAGTCGATATCCCGCAGAGTGTCCATTGCGTTTGCGTACATCGACACCGGAAGTTTTGAACCGTCCACTGTGTTGGCAAACGGCATTCGCAGCACCGAAAACAGCGGCTTGCTGATTCCTTCGATTGCAACGACCGGCTCAATTTCTGCCCACGGTATAAAGTCGCTCAAACTGATCTGCGTTCCTAAGTTTTCCGCGCTCCTGCTTTTGTATGCGGTGTTGCCGATGTGGTACACCCCATCCACAAAGTAGTGGCGTTCCAGTCTGGTGTAGATATACCCGCCGCTGCTGCGCTGATCAACAAAGACCGCTTCCTTCACATCCCCTGTCGGCTCGATGGTCAGCGGATAAAATCGGTCTGCCCGCACAAAATCGACCGCAATCCCACCGCCGTACAGATACGGCTTTAAGGCGATGCAGCCGCCTGCGATTGCTTCCTCAGTCCTCGCAGTGATCTGCGGGAGGACGTAGCGGTCGACCTGCTGCTGCAAAAAGTTCGCCCGCTCCGAGCCTTCCACCTTAAAATGAAGCTCTGCATTGACCAGTCTGGCGAGATACAAGGAGGAGGTGGACGCAAGGTTGATTGTTCGCGGGTGCTTGCGGCTGAGCCACCCCGGACTTCCTGCAAAGGCATCCATCCACTGTTTTAATGCGTTTGTCATCTCATCAGATGCCGCCGGTTCTACCTGTACCGCCTGCCTGATCACATCTTTTCCGAACATCCTGCTAAACCACCTCCTTACACTCTGCCATGCTTCTTTTATCATCCTTCCCACCTCCCTATCGGAGCTTTCTTCTCATCGTCTGGCAGAAATACCGCATCTGGTCCATGCTGTGGTCATTTTCCTTGATGACGGCATCCTGCCCCGCCTTTTCGTCCCAGCGATACGCCCCGAACTCTTTGATGGTGCTAATACAGCTCTCATGAATTTTCAACCTTCCTTGAGCAATCAATGTCCCGGTAAAGCGAATCCCATCCAGCACCGAGTTGTCGGCATCGCTGATATGGAATTTCCCATGCCTGCGGATACACTCCTTGAAGCTTGCCGCACTGGGGTCGATGATGGCACGCTGAATCGGCGTATCACCGACAAAGGCGACAAGGTCCTGATAATATTCCTCGTCGGTCTTCTGCCTGCGCTCTTTGCGGCTGTCGTGATAGTATTCTCTTTCCATGAAGACCTTCCCGTTGTGCAGCCGCCACAGTCCCATCGCGGTCGGGTTGATGGTTCCATAGTCCATTGACACATAATAAGTCCCCTCTGTACCGTGTTCGGAGAAGATGTGCTTCTCACTACTGAACATCGGATAGACAAGCCCCTCGGCTCTGGTCCACAGCCCGAGGATGTAGCGGTCATAAAACACCGTCCCCGCATATTCCCTTTTCAGATTTTCCTTAAACGCTTCCGGAAGAAAAGGATTATCGTCGATAGTATAGGTCTGACTGAAGATATCGGCATCGCTGTCCAGAAACTGCTTGAGCCAGTGGTCGGGATGCTGCGGGTTGAATGTCCCGTCAAAGCAGGAATAATCCTTGTCCAGTCGGCTTTTTAGGAGTGCGAACACATCCTCCGACCAGTCCGCTACCTCATCGCCGTAGCAGTACTTGAAGGAAGCGCCCCGAAGCTTTGATACCTGAGATATTTTCTCTGCACCCAGACAGTAGCACTTTTCGCCAAAGATTCGTGCGGTGTTGTCGCTGGAAATCACGCCGACCAGCTCATCACCGTAGATGTTGCGCATCGGCTCGAGCACATTTCGCTCGATGGTGGACTTGGTGACGCCGAGGATGACCGACAAGCCATCCATTCCGACCCGCTCCCGAATCCGCATGGGGATAATCCACTTAAAATCAAGATAGGTTTTGCCTGAACGGGTCGCCCCGCCCTTAAAGTTCCACCGGTGATTGGCACACCGCACAAACTCAATCTGTTTCGGACTTAACAGCATCTCGAAACTCCTTTAATAATCCGTCCAGCCGCTCCATTGCATCCTGTGAGCGATCACCCGCGGCATATCGCTTCATCAGACTGTCGCCCGCTTTGAGCCGGTCAGACAGGGAGGCATCCAGTCCGAACTGGTCTTTTACCTCGCCGCGCATGACAGCGGAATAGAATCGCAGCACTTCGTTGGAATCTGCGATCAATGCTTTGTCCTGTTTTTCCATGCGTTTTGCTATATATTGAGAAATTACAGGTTTTTTCAAGTTTTCCTGTCCAATAGCATACGCTGATTTTTCGCTATATCCCGCCTTTTTTGCGGCCTCAGTCGCATTTCCGCATTTGATATAATACTCAGCAAACTTTTTCTGCTTTGGTGTCAGCTTCATCCGCTTTCACTCCTTAGCA